GAGAAACACTACAGAAAACTGCAAGCGGCTGCGCGAGAGCATGACGCTTTCAAGCGAGAGCATGACGATCTCAAGCGAGAGCATGACGATCTCAAGCGAGAGTTCTACGCAACCCGCGCGCACTTCGACAACACACACGACAACATGACCGATGTCTGGTCGTTTCCGCGAGTGCTTGGCGAGGATCGCCACGGACACGCGACGCCGAAGCCAGTGAAGGCGGTGGCGCGCGCGATCAAGTCGAGCAGCCAAGCGGGAGACTGCGTGGGTGTTCCCTTTGCGGGAACCTGCCCGGAGATAGTCGCCTGCGACCAACTCGACCGCAAGTGCTACGGCATGGAGATCGACCCGGCCTACTGCGATGTCATCGTGGCACGGTGGGAGAACCTGACCGGCGGCAAGGCGGTACTGGAGGAAGCGGTCCATGCCTGACGATAACCTGCCCGACAACTACGAGAAGATGCCCGGCGGGATCACCGGCAAGGGGTTCCTGCCTGGTCAGAGCGGCAACCCCGGAGGGCAGCGCAAGGGCAAGCGGATCACGACGCTGATCCGTGAAGCCCTGGAGCGCGAACACGAAGGCAAGCGGGTCGTGGAGGCGTTGGCCGAGATCATGATTCGGGAAGCCCTGCGGGGTGACTTCCGCTTCGCCAAGGAGATACTGGAGCGCATCGACGGCAAGGTGCCAGACCGCATCACAGGCGACGAGGATGGTGGGGGATTGACGGTGGTGTTCCGGCGTGACAAGGACGATTGAACACCTGCTGCTCCCAAAGCAGGACGAGTTCCTGCGGGCCGACGACTGCCGGGAGTTGCTGTTCAGCGGCGCGTTCTCTGCGGGCAAGAGCCGCGCGCTCTGCTACAAGTTGGTGGCGAGGGCCAGCGTTCCAGGTGCGCGTGAAGGACTCTGCCGGAAGCATCTGGTCACGGCTAAGGCCACAACCCTTCGCACCCTGCTGGAGCCTGACGGTCTGATGCAGCCGGTGCTTCCGCTTGGCTGCTACTCCCACAACAAGAGCGAGAAGATCATCCGCATCCACGGGGGTGGCGAGATCGTCTACTTCGGTCTGGATGACCAGGAGAAGATCGGCTCCTACAGCCTGAGCGGGTGCGCCATCGACGAGGCCGTGGAGGTGTCGCCGCAGGACTGGACGCAGTTGCTTGGTCGCATCCGTCTGGGCGTGGGCATCCCCAACCAACTCTACGCCGCGTGCAACCCAGGCCCACCGTCCCACTTCCTAGCCGAGCGGTTCGGCCTGGCGAAGGGTCACAATGCCAAGCCGGGGTGCCGAGCGATCCAGACCAAGAGCAGCGACAACACCTACCTCGACGCGGAGTACCTTGAGTCGCTGGCCCAGTTCAGTGGCGTGGCACGCAAGCGGTATGTCGAGGGGCTGTGGGTTGGCAGCGATGGTCTGATCTATGACCGCTGGGACCGCAGCGCGTTTGTCCGTCAGAGGCCACGCAATCAGTTTGTCCGGTCCCTCGTTGCTGTAGATGCGGGGTATACCAATCCCTGTGTCCATCTCCTGCTGATGCAAGATTCGGACGGTGGCCTCCATGTCGCCGATGAGTGGGTGAAGACGAAGCAGTTGGAACCAACCGTGATCGAACATGCGCAGGAGTGGGCTGGACAATACGGGGTCGAGGTATTCGTCGTTGACCCATCGGCGGCTTCGCTGATCGCTGGTATGCGAGCAAACGGACTACATGTGCAAGCAGCCAACAACGAGGTCTTCAGTGGGATCCAGGCGGTACAGGCTAGGCTGACTGTTGCGGGCAACGGCCAGCCTCGCCTTACAGTTGACCCGCGCTGCGAGAACACGATTCGGGAGTTCGAGACATACGAATGGCAGACACGACGAGGCGAGGTGCGGGATGTCCCGGTCAAGGCGCACGACCACTGCATGGATGCGATCCGATACGGCATCATGGAGATCGACGGAGTGCTAGGCGCACCACTGACACTTGATGTGGATGTGGCTGACCGGGACATTGCCTCGCCCACGGATTCGTTCCTGGGCGATGACGATGATGATGACGAGGCGTGGCGAGAGGAGTGGTGATGGCGTTCTGGAACCGCACCAAGTTGGTCGAGAGCGAGGAGGAGGTGCTGGAGCCGATCTTCGGTGCTGCGGGCAGTATGCCCCGGCAGCAGATCGGCAACCGTGTCTCTGGCTCAGAACTGCTCAAGCGGTACGGCATGATGGTCCACCGCTGCGTCACCATCAAGAGCCAGACGGCGGCGAGCGTGCCGATGCGTCTGTTCGCCATCGGCAACCCCAAACAGATGAGCAAGGCGCACGCCATACGCTCGCAGGAGATCGACGCCGAGACGAGCGCGTTCCTGCGTGGTCGCATGAGCGTGGCCCCGGCAGCCAAGGCCCGGTCCAAGTTGCGTGGCAACATGGAACGCCTGGTCGAACTCACCGAGCATCCGCTGCTGGACCTGCTCTCCGATGTCAACCCGTACACCGAGGGCTTCGGCTGGCGCGAGTCTCTGTACGCCGACCTCGACATCTTCGGTCGCTCGTACCACGCCTTGGTCAGGCAGTACCCCAACAAGCCGCCCACCTCGATCTGGCGGATGCAGGCTCAGGATGTCAAGGTGCTGCCCAGCGTGGAGACATTCGTCAAGGGCTTTGAGTACGGGAGTGGCACGGACAAGAAGGTCTTCGACCCCGACGATGTGCTGTGGTTCCGCACCTACGACCCCTTCGATCCACTTGGCGGGTTCGGGCCGCTGGAGGCGTGGCTCCAAACGGTGGACGCCGAGTTCCACCATGCCGCGTTCGTGGACTGGATCTACCAGCGTGGTGGCTCGCCCGATTATGTCGTGACCGCCAAGAACGGGATGTCGGTCGAGCAGCGCAAGGCGTTCCGGGCCGACTGGCGCAAGATGTTCGGTCGGCTGTTCAACCGCAAGGAGAATGTGGCGATCCTAAGTGGCGACGGGGCCATCACAGCCCTGGGCCGCGCTCCCAAGGAACTGGAGAGCGTCGAGCAGGACGCCGCCCTGCGTGACAAGATCGCGGTGGCGTTCGGTGTTCCCAAGAGCCTCATCACCTCCGATGATGTCAACCTCGCCAATGCCCGCGAGGGTTCGATCACCTTCATGCGCAACTCGATCTGGCCGATGGTGCAGCGTGTGGAAGACACGCTCAATGAACACCTCGTCCCCCTCTGGTCCGACCGGCTCATGCTTGTCCACGACAACCCGGTAGCCGAGGACCGCCAGATCGTGATGGAGGAGCGGCAGTCCATGTTGACCAGTGGGTACACCGTGGACGACATCCGTGCGATGGAGGGGCGGCAGTTGCTTGGCACACCTGATGCCGAGACACCGTTGGTCCGCACCGATGTCATGCCGCTGGAGTTGGTGGCCGGTGGCGTGTCGCCGCAGCCCCAGCCCCAGGCCGAGCAGTTGGCGGTGGAGGCTCCGGTGACCAAGCAGGCCAGCGAGCAGGGGGAAGTCTCGCACAAGGCCATCCTGATGGGTGAGGCGCAGTTGCCCTGCGATCACCAGCACCACAGATGGGCCAAGGCGTTCGACCCAGAGAACACGCCCACTGAGTTCGTCGATGCCCTGGAGGCTGCGTTCAAGTCGATCAACGATGAGGTCATCAGGAGCATCCGCGCACTCAAGAGCGGGAGTGGGCGAACCAAGCAGGGCGTGACCGTGGTGTTCAACGAGGACCACATCACCTCGATCTTGAGTCAAGAGAAGATGGCCGACTGGGCCGACGACCTAGCGACGAAATCGGCGGTGCATGTCAGCGGGCTGGTGGAGTTGGCTGGCAAGGAGTCGCTGCGGTCTGCGACCGTGGCGGCTGGCGGCGACTTGGCCGAGATGGGGATGTTCAACCTCCAGAACACTCGCACCGCTGATTGGATCAGCGCGCAGACGAGTCGCATCGGTACAGGCTGCACGGCGACCCACACCAAGGAACTGCGCAAGATCATGGAGCGCGGCGCGAGGGAGGGGTTGTCGCCTGGTCAGATGGCGAGCGAGATGCGGAGAATCCAGAAGGACGGCAAGGGCGTGTTCAGCCGCTACCAGGCGGAGCGCATCGCTAGGACCGAGGCGTCGTTCGCCACCACACAGGGACAGATCGAGGGGTGGCAGCAGAGCGGTGTAGTTGAGGGCAAGCAGTTCATCGTCAGTTCGGCCCCGTGCGAATACTGCGATTCGGTGCATGCGCAGTACGAGAACATCACTGTCCCATTGGACACGCCGCTGTTCGAGAAGGGCGCGCAACTGGGGCCAGCCAGTGGGGAGGGGAAGGTGATTACGCTGGACTACTCCGCTCTTCAGGGACCGCCCATTCACCCCAACTGCGTCTGCGATCTGACGCCGGTGATGATTACGAAGTTGTGATATGGGCTTCTATGGACACAAGATGATGACAGCCCAGCGCGGGAACAAGACGATCATCGTCGTCTGCCGGAAGGTGGACCGCGACCCAGAGGCCATCTACATGGAGTGGATGGGTGACCTCGACACCGTGACCGGACTTTGCAAAGAGCGATGGGGCGAGGGCATTCTGTCGCGCGTGAACCAGGTGCTTTACTACTGGAAGTGCGACGATGCCAAGCGTGATTGAGAAGGAAGGCAACGAGATGGAACAGGCTGAGATGGATACCGACCTGATGGTCGAGGAGATGCCAAAGACAAAGGCGGTCCCAGCAAATGTGGACTCACCCAAGGCCGACCGAGACACACCCTGGGACGGTGACGCTGCACGCAAGCGCGTACTGGCGTGGGCTGGTGGCCCTGACAAGGAGAATGTGGACTGGGCCAAGTATGCCAAAGCGTTCGCCTGGTACGACGCAGACAACATGGAGAACCTTGGCTCCTACAAACTCCCCCACCACGACATCGTGGATGGCGAGTTGAAGGTCGTCTTCAACGGCGTGGTCGCCGCGAAGGCTGCACTGGCAGGAGCGCGTGGCGGTGTCGATCTGCCAGACGACCGGGCCAAGGCTGATGCCCACATCGCCTACCACCTGGAGCAGTTCGGTGACGAGGAGAAGCGGGTCGCCATCTTCCACACCGAGATCCTGAGCATCGAGAAGATGCGCGGCGGCGTGATGCCGTTCCACCCCGACAAGCCCAAGAAGGAGATGAAGCCACGCACGGTCTACGCTCGCATCAGCACGACGAGCATCGACCGCGACGGCGATGTCCTCCTTCCAAGCGGCTTGGATCTGGGGGACTACCGCAAGAACCCCATCGTCCTGCTCAACCACAACGACGCTGGACTGCCCATCGGCAAGGCATTGTCGGTCAAGCGTGACTCTGGTGGCGTGATCGCGGAGGTCCAGTTTGCCGAGCGGCCCGATGGTCACCCCGACGCGGTGGAGTGGATTCCAGACACGGTGTTCAACCTGTTCCAGCAGGGCGTCATCAAGGGCTTCTCCGTGGGCTTCATCCCCAAGGAGATGCGGGAGCCGACCGACAAGGACAAGCGCAAGTTCGGGGACGGCGTGCGGAACATCATCACCAAGTGGTCGCTGCTTGAGTTCAGCGTGGTCAATGTTCCGGCGAACCAAGACGCACTGGTTCAGCAGGTCGCCAAGAGCCACAAGTGGCTCGCTGATGCCTGGGGGATTGACTGCGAGGATTGCGGACAAACGGGTGACCGGGTGGAAGCATCTGGTAGTACCCGGCGTTGGAAATGCGACGCGGGCGTTCCGCGTCTGCAACTAGATTAGGCTGCTCACGCGCCGAGGCTTCCGAGGGTGGTAACCCCGACCCCCGCTAGCCCCACAGCAGACCGCGAGCCGAGAGGTCCATTGGAGACACGACCATGGATTGGGAAAACTTCATCAAGTGCCTGCGAACCGGCGGGTATGAGGGAGAGGCCGATCTGGAGTCCGTGCAGGAGTATCTCGATGAGTCCGGGCTAGACACCGGCACCGTCGAGATCAAGGGCGTGGAGCATGACATCGAAGCCCTCTGGGGCGAACGTGCCAAGCAACGCCTGGACCTGACAACGGCACAGATGGCCGACGAACTGGAAACGCTCCGAGAGGAGAAGCAGGCTATGAGCAGCGAACTAGAACTCCTTGGCACGAAGACTGCCGATGGGGACGAGCAGCCGTTTGAGACTGGCGATGTCAAGGTCGGTGCAGACCGCTTGGCGTACGATGTCAAGGGCGGCTACCAGCAGGCTGGTGACTTCTATGTTGATGTCGCCAAGGCTGGCAGCGAACACTACATCCCAGAGCGGCTGGACAGTTGGACGAAG